ACATAAGCAATACTGAACTTTAAACTCTTCACCTAATATTAATTCATATTAATTCATATTCTCGTTTTAATGATGGCGCTGCCCATAATTTTGTTTCTATTGATCCGCTAACATTTTGTTCTTTTTTCTCTAAAATTTTAATTACTTTTTTACCTGTATTGTATTCAATAATATACGCTTCGTCGGGACATCTAAATAACTCAATGTTATATTTTAGTTTCATATATATTTTCAATCCATTACACAATTGATTTTTCTTCATGTTTTATTAGTTTTATTAGGTTTTTGTGTAAATCTAAATCTTATTTTAATGTATCCAACATCTAACAATCTTGGTTGATTATCTGTTTTTTCTTCAAATTTTTTACCATTTGCACCGCCACCACCAGTTCCTTTGTTTATAATCATTTTCATTGTTGGTTGACTTTCAATTTCGGTGTTCATAGTTAATTGTTAATTTATGTTGGCGGTTAAACATTTCAATTTAATTTATTATAAAATCACACCCCATTATATTTTGTAAATTAATCGCAGTTATTTTTGCCGGGTTAAATATGTGGAATCATCGCATCAATATTTACAAGATGCTCTAAGGAGACATCTTTTTTCGTTGATAAAAACTGTTTGAATTCTTCTCTCTCTAATTGTGAATGAGGAGTATGATTATGCACACACCTGGCAATCATTTTATATAATTTAAAATTAGGATATCTTTCTGTGCCATTGTTTTTATATCACAAATTTACACCTTTGTCGTCTAAACACCACTCTACAATTAATCTCACTAATGGGCTGCATTTTTTCAAATTTTTAACATCATTTATATCATCTACTAAATAATCAAATATAGAACACGCCAATCTACATAAATCAAAACTATAATTCGGGTCTAATCTTGGCTTTTTGTCATTTAAAAAAGGTTCTGTATTATATTGGGAAGAAGCATCGCCTTTATATTCAAAACTATCGCTACAAAATAGCTTGTTTTGAAATTTATAAATACTTCTTCCGAAATCTATGATTTTGAAAATTCTGCCAAATGTCGGCACTTTATAATATTTATTTTTATACAAATAATATACATATTTTAATTTTGTTTCACAATACATAATATTGTTTGTATGCAAATCATTATGTGTGAGAGAAAACACCTTTTGATATGTTATCAAAATCATAATTATTTGCATGAATGCTGCAAACCATTCGTTTTCATCTTCAAAATGGTCATTTAAAAGGAGCTTCGCTCCTTCATGATGATTTCCGCTTTTGGGCAGAAATTCATTTAAAATAAGACTGTCTAGGGTATTATCGCATTTTTCCATACAAATTACATGAACTGGGAATTCTTTTATGGTTGCCTTGAGTTCTTCTTCATCATATTCTTCATCACTGCTTCCACTATTACTTTCATCATCATTTGAATCACCTTCATCATTTTCTTCTTGTTTATCCTTTTGACCATTATCTTTATCGTCATTTTCATCGTCATTTTTATTATCATATTCATCGTCATTTTCATCAGCATCCTTATGTTGTTCTTGATTATCTGAATTTGATGTATAAGAAGACCTTGATGAAAAAGATGAACCTGATTTCAAGGTAGTTGTAAGATTTGATGAAGATGTATCCATAGTTGAATGTGTAATATCAACCAAATCTAATGATAAATCTTTTACATTCTCCAGAGTTAAACAATTTTCATCAAATACATTGTCAAATAAATTATCTGTAATGATGTCTGCATCTGCATTTATATTCACAGATTCACTCGTATTAATTTTAATAGGCTCTTTTTTGTCAAAATTATCTTGAAATAAATGTTCATATTCATCTACTGTAAATAATTTATTTTTGTGTTCATTAAAAAAAGGGGATTTCATTAAATATTCAATGTCATCATCTACATTAATTCTATATTTTTGTTTAATAGAGAGAAAAGAACCATAAAAATCTACACCATTGATAAAATTATTATTATGAATTAAAAAACTGGATAAATAGACAAACAATCCATCCACGTACGCAGCATTGTTTACATCCAACATTTTAGAATGCACCAATTGTTGTTCTGTTTCATGGCGTGTTGGCAAATTAAACAAATTTGGATTGCTAATGTCATATTTACCCAATAAATATTTGTATGGGTCCAGAAGCGGAGCATATTTAAAAAACATTGGTTTTGATTTAACTTTTTGACTATTTATATTTTTAACATTTCCTAGATAAGAATTGTCTTCGTCGTAAATTTTTTCTTTTACAGAAGTTAAATACCAAGTATGATTTAAATTCACATTTCTATAATTTGATTCAGTTAATGTGAAAAATCTATCATATAATGGTATATAATTTTGCGTTTTAGAGAGAAATAAAGTATTTTTGTTTTCTAAAGTAAGAAATAATTCCTGATTTTTTCTTTTTTGATAATTCACATTAAATATCATTAATAGGTATTTAACATATAAATTATATTTCTTTTTAACTTATTATTGAGTTTCTTTCTTTATTTTACCTTTCTCTCTTTCTCTCTTTTATTGATTTATTGATTTATTGATTTATTGATTTATTCATTTATTGATTTATTCATTTATTCATTTATTGATTGCGTAATTATTATTATTATTAAAACCGGTATTAATATAAATGTCGCTAGAATTGAAAAAATTTGATATGAAAAGTATTTCTTTTAAACCAAATGATTCTAAAGGACCAGTCATTTTCTTATTAGGACGACGAGACACAGGTAAATCGTTTTTAGTGAGAGATTTATTGTATTATCATCAAGATATCCCCATTGGAACTGTCATCTCAGGCACAGAAGAAGGCAATGGATTTTATGGCAAAATGGTTCCTAAACTATTCATTCACAATGAATACAATACTGCCATTATTGAAAATATATTGAAACGACAGCGTTCTGTATTGAAACAAATCAAAAAAGAAATGGAAACTTATAAAAAATCAAACATTGACCCACGCACTTTTGTCATTATGGATGACTGCTTGTATGACAACACTTGGTCTAGAGATAAAATAATGCGATTACTTTTTTTAAATGGACGCCATTGGAAGGTAATTTTAATCGTAACTATGCAATATCCTTTAGGCGTGCCTCCTACTCTCCGCACCAATATAGATTATGTTTTTATTTTGAGAGATAATTATATCGCAAACCGCAAAAGAATTTATGAAAATTATGCAGGTATGTTTCCGACATATGAATCGTTTGCCCAGGTGATGGACCAATGCACTGAGAATTATGAGTGTTTAGTCATTAATAACAATGTAAAATCCAACAAATTACAAGACCAAGTGTTTTGGTACAAGGCAGAAGCGCATAATGACTTCAAATTAGGGTCAAAAGAATTCTGGGAATTGTCCAAAGGTGTGCAATCGGATGATGAAGAAGAACAATATGACCCTGCTAATACAAAGAAACGCGGTTCGGGTCCAAAAATTAACGTGAAAAAGACAAAATGGTAAAGAAGCATTTATATTGCTTTTAAAAAAATTGATTCAAATATTTTAAAACCAAAGAACTTAAATATATACATCAATTACATATATAATATGACGCAACCAGCATTGAACATTGTTGAATACATTGAAACAAATCCTATCAAGTCATTTTCAGATAAATACAATGAAAAATTTTTGAATGAAATTAAAAAGACTTTTGTTGAATATGAAGAACAATTATTTATAGATATGTTTTATCATCATTTTTGTTGGTGTTGTTATGAAAGACATAGTTTTGCAGTAGATTTAGACAATGTTTGGAAAATGATTGGATTTACACAAAAAGGAAACGCAAAAAGAATGCTAGAAAAATATTTTATACTTGATAAAGATTATAAAATAGAATCTGTTCGTATATGTGAGCACGGAAAAATATATTTAAGATGCAAAATATGTGACGGTTGTAATTATTGCGAACATAATATAATAAAATCTACTTGTAATAGTAAAAAATGTGTCTTTATTGAGGTTCCTCATAGAGGCG